AGGATGAGCTCTGCCCCGAGCGCTCTGCCTCGGCAACAGATTCCTTAATTTTCAATCCCCATATCTGAATCGCGTTGTCTGCGACTGTGGGAACCGCATCTGTGCCATAGACCGATTCTTCTTTGACCAACAACAAATTTCTTTCTTCTAACATATTGTCCTCTCCTTCTTTTTGTTACCTCGTTGTCCTGTTTTGTTCATAAAGAATTTCTATACCTATAACTGTCCCAACCTCGGGGTAATCCCCATCATAAGATAGGTCGGTGTCCATGATTGAAAGATTGATGCACTTCCCCCCTAAAGTGTGATCTTCTGAAAGTGCCTTGCGAATATTATTGTCTAAGTCAGCAATCCCCAAAATATTAGAATCCCCGACGATATACTTGCTCTCGTCAAAAACCTTGATAGCGCCCACAATCATAACTTTCGCCGTCCAGTTCTCTTTTGGAAAAACATCCCTGACCTTTCTGTTTTGCCCTGGGATGATTACGATTGTTGGATATTCTGTAATATTTGACCTCTTGCCTAAGAAAATATTTGCATCAGCAACGGATGAAAGCGATGTGCTGTTGACTAAAGCCGCTTTTAATGCTGTTAAAATTTCTGGAAGATTCATTTTGTGGTTCCTTTGTTTAAATCATTTCTAATACCTTCAAGAATAGTGACGTTGACCTCTTGTGACATTTCTTGGGCCGTAATGCTCATATAATGCGATGCAGGAATTTCAACGGACTTCTTTAAAATAAATAAAGGAACGATAGAATTTTTTCCACCCTTGCGCTGTAAGACACCAAAAATAATTCCTTTTTTCACAAAAGAGGATTGATAGCTTGTGCCCCCTTCCTTGACTTCTCGAGCTGTGAAACGTGTCACTCCCGAAGGTGTCTTGGCGGCATCGAGCGGGATAGTCAAAAACTGTGAAATCCTAGGCCTTATCGTTCCACCATTTTCATGAATATTTGCATACTTCACCCTGTCACCTTGGCGCGCGCCGCTTCCGATGTTTGCCTTGATGCCATCATCAGTGGTTTCAATAAGCGAGCCTATGCTTGACCTTAAATGCCCTGACCTTACATTAAGCAACCGGCCAGTAATATTGTCTTTTAGCTTTCTCTCGACAAGCAGGGCCGCATCTTTAAATCCCTTGTAGACGGCTTTGCCTTGATCCTTAGGATCAATGTTTTTGGCTAACTGCATCAACGCCTCAATGGATTTATTTTCGACTTCAATCTTTATCATTGTTAAAATGTCCTTATTCGATAATGATTTAAAATGTCTTTCCAAACCGCATTGCGTAATTCATCAATGCTTTTCTCTCCCTTAACGACAGTATTATTCCAACGGCTTGATTCAAGATAATCCCATGCACAAAGGCGCAAACAATTTCTTTCAAGGTCTGCGGGGATTGTTGTATATCCGCCGTTATAAATCACGCGGACGTTTTCAATATCTTGTTCTCTGTCAAAGATTGTGCCATCAAGAATAATCAATCCTGGGCAATCATCCGAGATCATAATTTCGTCAGCATCTAACGCTGTGTCAGATGACCAAAGCCTTTCAGAATCAATGTGTATAGAGGCAACAGAATTGATTGGCGGCCTTCGCACAAGAAGTTCCGGCCTGCCGTTACCTTTGTGATATTCCGTCACGGATTCAGCAATAAAATGCCGGTTACATCGTTGTTCAATCTCTGTGCTCACGCGCGTGATAATGCTTGAAAGAAGGGCATCGTCAGAAGTGTCAGCGGTTTGTTTCTTTAAAAAAGCCCTCAGATTGGCCAGTGAAGTTAAATCGTTTCCTGAGACACCGGATATTGTCCACACAACACAAGTGTTTGTTCTTGTGATTTCCACAGCGCCACTAACCGGCGTAAAATACCATTTGTCATAAATCGTTTTTGCTGTCGTGATAGCAGACGCAACAACATGATATTTCCCTGTGCTATCCTTGACGATGCTTGCCCCTGTGATTGTTTGAATAACTGTTGATCCGTCGGTATCTAAAATTTCAACCTTAGAGATTGCATATGGGTCAAAGAGTTCATTCGTTTGGCTATAACGGAAATTGTTTCTTAACGTTATTTGATTATTAATGACTGCGCTTTCGCGTTCTACTCCCATATTGATCCTTTCCTATGGCCCAACATTATAATAATTTGCTTGCGCCCCTGTGCCTGCCGTTGATAATGCTTGTCCGGCGCTCACAGTGATTGCATGTCCCGACAATAATTCATTCCAAATCAAATCAATGTCAGCCGACGTTAACCCTGCATAAGCGCCAGATGTTAATGTTCTTGTTGCATTGGCCCACACATCAGAAGCTGTTATGTCATTAAGAGCATCGAGGGTTGTTTTCGTGCCGGATATGCTATACCCCGCCTTATCCGCATTGCTGCCAACTGTGACGCGACTTGACGCATCTGTGGCCAATTTATTGGCTGGTGTGACCAAGATGGCCGTTGCGACATCAGAAGCGCTATGGCTTGAACGGCTGCCAATGGTTGCATTGATATTATCCGTTAACAATTTCCCATAAGAGGAAGATGTCGTGTGCGTTGAGACAACTTCATCCCAAATATCATCTATGCCGGTTGCCGATAGACGATATCCGGTCTTATCATTGTTCGTCCCCACTGTGACCGCATTTGTCACACTGCTAACGGCCCCTGAGACTGATCCAACGGAACCGCTTAAGTTTCCTGTAATGTCCCCCGTAAGGTCAAAATCCTGCGTTCCTGTTAATTGTCTTGTGGCCACTGACCAAACAGAATCCGCGGTGATATCGTTTAACGCATCAAGTGTTTGCTTTGTTCCTGAGATTGAATACCCTGTTTTGT